CGACCTCTCGCCCGGCCCGGCTATGGTCGTCTTCCCGGACGAAATCACGGCCAAGGAAAACGCCAAAGACCGCATCCTGCCCATGCTGCAAGACTCCCGGCACCTCCGCGGCTATCTCTCCGGAGCCGTCGACGACGCCTCAAGCATCCGCATCAACTTGAAACACATGCCCATCTATCTGGGCTGGTCCGGCTCCGTCTCCCGGCTCGGCAACAAGCCCATCCGCATCCTCGTGCTGGACGAGCTGGATAAGTACCAGAACCCGCGCAAGGAGGCGACGTCGGAAAGCCTTGCCGAAAAGCGCACCATATCTTGGAAGGAGCGCAAGTTCATCTTCAAGCTCTCGACGCCGACCACGGAAGACGGCCCCGTCTGGACGGCCTATACCGAGGAAGCCCATGCCCGCTTCGAGTACCACGTCATCTGCCCCTGTTGCGGGGCCGCGCAGCTCATGAGGTTCGACCAGATCCGCTGGCCGGAAGGCGAACGGGACCCCGAGAAGGTGCTCGCCGGACGGCTGGCCGTATACCAGTGCGAGCACTGCGGCGGCCAGTGGTCGGACGCCGACCGCGACCGGGCCGTGCGCAAAGGCTTCTGGGTGGAGAAAGCGTCCGGGCTGGAGCTGTTCGCCCACCTGCACCAGCACAGGCCGGTCAAGATCGGTTTCCACCTGCCCGCGTGGAACAGCTATTTCGTGTCCCTCTCCGAAGTGGCGCACGCCTTCCTCAAGTGGAAAAAGACGAACAGGCTCGAAGACCTCAAGAACTTCATGAACCAGTACAAGGCCGAACCGTGGAAGGAAGTCCGCGCCGAGCGGCAGGAAGACGGCCTCCTCGCCCTGTGCGACATGCGCCCCCGCGGTGTCGTGCCCGCCCCCCTCAACGGCGTGCCCCGCGTGGCCGCGCTGGTGGCGGGCGTGGACACGCAGGCCAAGTATTTCCGGTACGTCATCCGGGCCTTCGCCCCCGGCGACACCGAGGAAAGCTGGCTCATCCAGTGCGGCACCGCGCCGACGTTCGAGTTCCTCTCCCAGACCCTTTGGCGCAACGTCTACCGTGACGCCGAGGGCAACGAATACCGCGTCAGCGCCTGCGTCATCGACGCGATGGGCGCGCCGGGACGCACAAAACAGGTCTACGCGTGGTGCGCGCAGCAGGGAGGCCGGGCCATGCCCTTCAAGGGCGAACAGAAGATGGCCACGCCAGTAAGCTACTCGCCCATCGAGTTCTTTCCCGACGCGAAGGGCTCCAAGATCAAAATCCCCGGCGGCGTGCTGCTCCGGCGCGTGGACACCACGTTCTTCAAGGGCGACCTCGCGGAAAAGCTCTCCGTCACGCCCGGCGACCCCGGCACCTTCTGGCTGCACGCGAACACAGTTCAACAGGGCATCGGCGAAAAGGGGGGCATCCTCGCCGACTACGCCAAGGAAATGTGCGCCGAGGTGTTCAACCCCGAGAAGCTGATCTGGGAGAACCCCCACCAGCGCCCCAACCATTTCTGGGACTGTGAAGTGATGGCGCTCGTCTGCGCGTGGGAACTCGGCATCCGCAACTGGGAAACCCCGGAGCCGGAACCCGCGCACACGGAGCCCGCGCCGATGGCGGCCCCAGCCGTCCCCATGCCCATGCAGCGCCCCGTCCCCCGGAGCATCGCGGACAGGCTGGCCAGATTGAGGAGGTGAACGATGGAAGACCCACAAGAAGGCTTTGATCTGGACTGGCGCGAAGCCTGCGCCCTGCTCGGATGCAGCCAGTCCCATTTCTACAACCTCGTGAATGCCGGGGGTATTCCCGCCGTGCGCAACGGCAGACGGAAAGGCTTCCGGGTCCGGCGCGAGGACTGCCTGCGTTACCTGACCGGCTGGCGTGAGCCGGAAGGGTTTGGCGATACGCTTTCGGGGCAGCATTCCGAGAGCTAAATGCATACAAAATACACATCAAAGCCTTGACTTACCCGGCCTAGATGCGTATTCAATACACATCGGAACGAAGGAGGCACTGGATGACGAGCAAAGAGGTCATCAAGCGGCTGAAAGAGGATGGTTGGATTGAGGTTATCCCTCGGACGCCCGGAAGCCACAGGCACTTCCGGCACCCCACAAAGCCCGGAAAGACAACGGTTCCCGACCCGAAAAAGGAAATCCCGCTCCCCACCCTCAAGAGTATCGAAAAGCAAAGCGGCCTGAAACTTCGTTAATCCACGGCTGGGGGCAAAGGCCCCCGCCAACCCCATATATTCGAGGTGTGTATGGCTCACCACTACATCGCACAGTTTTTGCCGCAGGAAGACGGCACGTTCTGCGTATTCTTCCCGGATCTGGAAGGCTGCAACACCTTCGGCGACACGCTGCAGGAAGCCTTTGAAGCGGCACAGGACGCGGCCACCGGCTGGCTCGAGGTCGAGGCGGATCGCGGCACGCCCCTTCCCGTCCCTTCCGGTCTGGCTGCGGCCAAGTCCAAGGCCGAAGCGCACTGCCGCGAACTTGAAATCGACGTCCCGGAAGGCACCTTGTACCAGCTCGTCCCCGTTGACCCCCAGCCGGAAAAGCCCGTGCGCGTGAATATGACCTTCGCGCCCCGCGTGCTCCGGCTCATCGACAGGGCGGCGGAAGAGGAAGGCATGACCCGCTCCGGGTTCCTCGCGGCGGCAGCCAAGGCGTACATCCGCAATCAGGCCAACGCGTAAAATCGTTTCGCCATATTCCCAAAACAATGAGCGTCTCTTTTCCTTTTGGGAAAGGGACGCTCATATATTGTCATTATCTAGTACGTAATGAATTAAATCAGCCTGTTGTTCTTGAGCTGATTGAATAGCTTCTTTAAAGCAGTGCCGCCAGAGAGCACCGCAAACGTCCTTTCTTATCTTGTGGGCCTGTCTTTCCAGTATGTTATATTGTGGGTTGCCTTTCTTCTTTTTTATGGCGTATACAGCCAACAGAGCATTACATATTACTTGGAGGAGGTTTTCTTGTATGGCTCTTATCAAATGTCCCGAATGCGGCAGTGAAGTCAGCGATTCCGCTTTTAAGTGCCCTAAGTGTGGTAAGCAGCTCCGCAAGCCGAAGCGTTCCATTTTTGGAAAACTCTGCCTGTGGCTGTTCTACCTGTACAATCTGCTTATGGTCGCATGGCTGGTCGGCGGGGTGAGCGCTGTTTCCGAAAAAACAGCAACCCTCGCAACAGATGCTGAACGTGCCGGGGCAGCTATCGGTACCGGACTCGGCGTCACCATGATTTTAATCATTTGGGTTATCGGTGCGGTCATCACCGGTCTGTTCGCTCTGCTTACCCGTCCGAAGTCGTCCTAAGGAACTGGCATGAAGAAAGCTCTTGCGCTCGTCGCTGTTTTTGCCTTTCCCTGTGCCGCTTTTGCTGGCGGTATCCCGCAATATGATATCAAAGCATATTGCCACCAAGTAGCGGAACTCGGTGGAGGCGGAAGCGCTGTCATCGAAAGAGAATGCCGCAAAGAAGAAAAAGCCTCGCTCGAACGGCTGAAAAAAATGACCTTGCCGGAAAGGGCGCTGCGTTTTTGCGACGAAGTGTCTTCTGTTGGAGGTGGAGGCAGCTACATGATCCTTGAGGAGTGCATCAAGCAAGAAGTTGAGGCAGAAAAAGATCTGTAAGATGATGAGGAGATTGCCTCCCCTCGCTGTACTCTTTTGCCTGTGGCCTTAACGCCGCCAAAGCGTACATCCGCAATCAGGCCAATGCCTAATCGCCAGAGATGAAAAAGTCATATGGCACAAGGATATTGCCATATGACAAAACGCTTGCTATCTTAACAAACAAGAAGGGCGGCAAGTGCGTCAACACTCACCGCCCCGGCAGACTCGGAGAGTTTGTCGAAGCCTTCTTTCCGGTTAGGTCTTAACCAGATTCAGCCCCGGCAGTGTACCAGCACTGCCGGGGCCGCTTTTTTAGTTCTTCGTGGTGAAGAACCAATCAATCAAACGCTTGAGGGCGTAGATTGCAACGACTTCGAGCACGTGCCAGAGTCTCCTCATGAGCACACCTCCTTTTCCGGGCCTGCCTGAATTGAGCCGGAAAGAAGGCTATCCTTACGGACGGCATCGTTGTGGCAGAAAGAGGAAACGAAGGCAAGGCGTCGCAAGCCATTCTGCATTGACCTTATTGGGGCAATGGGCCTACCATATATCTATCCATCTATACGAGGAGGGGCGTATGGCACAGGCGAAGAAAAGGGAACAGAATCTTCTTGCGGGAGACGCCATTCATGGGGAGCGTGAACGCGCCCTGCGTCTTCTTGAGGAACTCACGCCGCGTCTGGTCAAGTCGCGGCAAGTGCGCGGGAAAAAACTTCTTCCGACAAGCGATGCGGATGTTAGCTACGGACATGAGTTCACCAACATCGGCGGGGGGTGGGCGTTCCAGATTTGGAAAAGCCACTTCACCCGGCTGGACACCCAGCTGACGGATCGCGTCTTTAAAGAGAATCGGCTCATCCCGGAAGATAAGCTCGAAAGCTACCTTGAAAGCAAAAAGGCTGCCCGGGCCAAAACCCGTCAGCTTCCACCTCAGCCCGGTATGGTTGAGGTGGTGCTCACCCTTACGCGAAAGGAGTGGACGCAAGGGAGTATCTTTGACCTCGTTGAAGGGTATGTCTTCCACGGCACTGATGAGGCCAACCCCGTATGTCTGCAAATCCGGGAAGCGTCCTCGGCCACTCCCGCAACGGCGACGAACAACAAGTACGAGAGCAAACCGGAAGAAGCCGAAAAGCTCATCCGAGACGTGGAAAAAGCCGGAGGCGTCGGAAAACTGACGTGCAAGTCGAGCGCGTCAAAGTACCCTTATGAACTCTATCTCGGATACCCCCGCGATCCGGGGCGTGTCGTCTTTGCCGTGTACAAGCCGGGAACCGAAAAGGCGTGGGAACAGGATCGTATTGTCGAAACAACGCAGGACGGCTTCATCCGCGTGCTCATTAACGGCCTCGGGGAGGTGGACCATGCATGAGCAACAAACCATCTCTCGTGAAGACCCCATGTTTGACCATGTTGAGTCGATAGATTTTTCGGCGACCTTCTGTTTTACAGGAGAGTTCGCCTTTGGGGACCGCAAGGCCTGCGAACAGGCCACGGCCCAGCTTGGGGCCACGGTCAAGCCGCGCCCCGTGAAGACGGGGAAATGTTACGTCGTCGTGGGTACGCTCTCCAATCCGCAGTGGCGCAGCAAGAGTTCGGGGAGCAAGATAGACGGAGCCATTGCGAGCAGGGCGGCGGGATGCAAGACCTTCATCATCTACGAAGACGACTGGGCCGAGGCGTTGCTGGATTGCCAAAAGGCCAGAGGCATTCAGCCCGCCCCGAGGTTCGCCCCGCCCCGGCCCGTCAAGAACGTCTACTTCCTGATGCCGCCGCAGGACCTTACCACGCTGCGTCTCGCTATTGAAAACGCCGGGGCCAAAGTCCGCGCTCGCTTTTCTCCAAATGTGGACTGCCTTGTGGTGCCGGATGGCGCATTTTTGACGGAAGAGGGGCTTTATTGCTTCCCTAACGTGGGGCCCGACACTATCGGAGCACTTCTTGATGCGGTGAGTGACGGGCGAGCTGTGGATGAAAAAGTATTTAGGGTATGGTTTATGTAGTTCATATATAATTTTCAAAATATTTGACTGTAGAATATACAGTTCAAAACATTGAGGATACTATGTTTAATCTATTAATATTCAATGTCGATTGGAAATCTACTCATGTCAAACTTCCGAAGGAACGTTTCTTTGAACACACTGCTGAGCATATTAAAAAACAATTCAAAAATAACAATGACATTTTATTTGAAAAATTAAAAATATTTCCATGCTTATTTTGTAAAGAAGGTCAGGGTGATGAACCTGTCTATTTTGGCTGGATTGATGAAATAGAACCATTTGATAAAAATTATTTATCTCTAAAAATCCGTCTAGACATGGACATGCCTGAACTTAAAAATAAAACACTATATGATTTCAAAGACATTTTATTCATAAATGAATATGAATTCAATAGAAATCATTTATCAGTAAAAAATGTAAATATTTATGAATTTATAATTAAAAACATATTAGTTAAAAAAAACAATAATGGTATATTTAAAATTAATCACTGTAATGTTGAACAAGATTTATTATCTGTAATGATGCCATTTGATCAACATTTTAAAAATGTATATGATAGTATAAATAATACATCAGATAATTTTGGGCTTCGGTGTGAACGCGCAGACACTATTTGGAATAATGATGCTATCATAGAAGATATTTTTGAGCTGATTGCACGTTCTCGCATCGTTGTATGTGATTGTACTGGAAAAAATCCAAATGTTTTTTATGAAATGGGAATAGCTCATACATTAAATAAAGACGTCATAATAATTACACAAAATAATGAATATATTCCCTTCGATATAAGACACATACGACATATTACATATTTAAATAATACTCAAGGATTATTAGAATTAAGCAATAAACTGCAAGAAAGAATACAAACTCTACTTAATAAATAAACGAGTATACTATAAAAATATGATAAAAGGACCATTGCGTGGCCGTTTATTTCAATTTGGACCGCATTATATGATGGGTGTCATATTAAACGTATTGATATAAGCGTATACTGTATGTGTTATGATGGAAACTGGGATGGTTGGAATCCTATGGTTGAAGACAAAATTATCAATTTCATTAAGGAGCAAGGCGCTATTGTCCCTGATCCTAATAAAAAAGGATGGGGTCCTCGAGGTCTTGAGCTTATCTATCCTGAATAATATATTATTTTCAATGAGTTAGAAAATTATCTAGGATCAAAAAAGTAGTCTCTTGACACCTCCTCTCCCTTTTGGCAAGCTGACCTCGGTGCTAGTAACACCATCGGCAGACGGTACCGCGTCCGTCCTCCAAACGTGGTTTTTTTGTGCCCGACATCCAGCTTGTTTTCACGATAGCGGTGGATGAAAAGGGTCTATCGGAGATTCACTCCGGGTGTAGGCTAATAAAATACCCGCAAGGGGAATACGCCTGCTGTCTGCCGACAGTTACTAGCACCCGGAGTTTTTTTGTTTTTTAAGCTCCGAATATAGTAACTCTCGGCAGGAGTTCCCCATGTCGGCTATCGTGAGCCTTTCCCGCCCCGGCCTGTGCGCCGGTCGTCTACCGTTGCAGCTGCTGATTTCCAAGCTCCTCCGTTTCGGGGAGCATACCGCGGCTGCCTCCCTCCAGTCCCTTCCCCTCGCCTATCAGCGCCGCGTGCGCTGGACCTTGTGCGGCACCTCCCTGACCATTGAAGCCGACGGCAGTCGCGCCGCGTGCGGCGCTTTGAACGAGCACGGCTTCTTTCCCGCCGTTGCGAGTGGTCAAAGGAGGTGGCGTAATGCGCAAGGAACTCCCCTTCACTCCCCCTGTCCTTAAGTCTCAAGAAACGTTTCGGCTGCTCCGCCTTGATCTCGACGACGCCTACTTTCTCGCCATAATGGTTTCCGAGCATCTGCGCCTGTTGAATGACGCGCGCAAGGATTTCGTCGGCTGCGAAGGGATGATCGTCGCCCTCGACGAACTTGCCGCCAATCTGGACAACGTCCGCTCCACCCTCTGCCCCAAGGAGGTGGAGTGATGGCCCTCCGCTCGATTGACCAGCGGTACTGGACAGACCCGTATGTGGAGTCCCTGAGCGCGACCGAAAAGCTCGTCTACATCCATCTGTTTTCCAGCGCCCACACCAACCTCGTGGGTGTGTTTCAGGCGTCCCGGCGCATGATCGCCTTCCAGACCGCCTGCCCCGGCCCGGACGTGGACGCCGCGCTGGAACGCTTCCGGCGGGACGGCAAGGCCATCATCGACGGCAGCGAGGTGTGGCTCGCCAGCTACATCCGGCACCAGTGCACGTCCTCCCCGAAGATGGTGGCGGCCATGCACGGCCAGCTCGCCAAGGTCGAGTCGGATGCCATCCGCAAGGCCATCGTCACCCGTTACCCGCACATCATGGAAGACTCCGGCCCGCGTCCTCCGAGGCCGAACGCCTACGATGTTGATACGGTATCGGTATCCTCGCGATATAAGATAAAAGAAAAAGACAAGATATCAGCGGGCGCTGCGCCTGTGGAAGGCGCGCCCGCGAAGGCCCCGGAGAGCAGCCCCGCCCCGCTGGTTGTCTCCGACGAGGTGGCCCGCATCCTCCAGCGGGATTTCCCGGAAGTGGACTATGGCAAGCAGATCGCCAGAGCCCGAAACTGGTGCGTGCTGCGCGGGCAGGCCATCCGAAACGTCCTGCTCTTTCTCCGAAAGTGGTTCGCCAACGCCGCCAAGCCCCAAAAAAACGACAGGCCCCAAACGAGCGCCCCGAAACCGGCGCTCCCGGCGCAGCGCCCCTGCCCGCCCGATACGGCTTTCAAGGTGCCCACGGAAGCCGAGCTTGAGGAAAACCGCCTCCGTGGGCTGGCGGTGATGGCCCGATATTGGGGAAAACAGCAAGCGGCTCTCGCCTGATGCGTTTCCATGCCTAGAAAAAACGGCACGCTGAGGGTGTGTCAGCGTGCCGTAGCGATTACTCTGTGTAAGGCTCTTGAGCTCGTTGTTGAAGCTGTTCAACGTCCTCCTTCCGGGCAAGGACATGCATTTTTCGATGACAATTCGGACAGAGGGCAACGGTATTGGACAAACTATCCTCTCCCCCTGCGGAGAGCCATATCACGTGGTGTACTTCCAAATACGGGGAGTGATCTTTCCGTGAAAACGGCGCCGGCTGCTGACACAGTTGGCACACGCCGTTGGCTCTACGCTGGGCGAGCTCACAAACATACGGGTTCCGCTGAAAGGAAACCGTCTTTGTTCTTTGAGAACCCGGTATCTTGGGGGCCGACTGCACACGTTTGCGCAGTTCCGCAACAGACAACTTTTTCGCCTGCTTCGCTTTATGCTGGGCAAGCTGCTCTAAAATAGCCGCCTTGACCGGTGGTGCCGCGTTCAGGAGCTTGAGAGGGAAAATCCAGACGTTACGTTCTCTTCCCTCAACATCTTCTTGAATTTCTTGGTAAGGCTGCGCGCTGAGGTGCACTCTTCCTGTGTAGGTGTAGCGCTTTTCTTGGAATACTTCGAAAAGGTAAACGGCAACACCGTTTTCGTTGGACAGATACAGTGTTTTGTTTTGCATAAACTCTAGACTTTGGTCCCCTATGGTTCCCATGCCTGTATAATGCAATACGTTTCCAATCCATCTATCGTCATAGAGGGATTTTACATGGTTGGAGACCAATACAAGGGATTCCGTCCTCTTTGAGTATCGCATTCCCCCTTGCGGCGAGCACATGAACTTCGCACACAATTGGTCGTTATCAAGCTCATCACCGGGGGTTAATCCTTCAAGAACCATGTCTCCTCCCTCTCACCGAGGCCGGGGTGCCCCGAACGCTCGACAGATTTGTTCTGAACGCATAGAGGCCCCATGAACGATTTGGGCAGCAAATCGCGTGAATCCGTTTTATGGCGCCCTCTTTGTGTCCTATATTGGGTACACGTTACCGCTTGAGTCAATCTTTTTTCGCGTTTTATTCCCCATATTCCCCACATTCCCCATATTCCCCATATTCGGCACGACACCGCAATTGGAAACGGCTAGATTGCGAGGCTATGAATGCCCGCACCTACCGGGGGTACACCCTCTCCGAAGCGCTGTCCGAGCTGCAAGTCTGGAAGACCGCCAAGCGTTACGCCGCGGTCGGCAAGAGCTATACCGTCGGCACGCGAAGCCTCACCCGCTATGACCTTGGCGAGATCAACCGCGAGATCGCGTTTTTCTCGGACATCGTCGATACGCTGGGCGGGGCCTCGCGTGGCCCGGTCCGTGTGCAGGGGGTGGTCATCCGATGAGGACGATACGCACCCCCCGCAAGTTTGCCCGCTCCGCGCCCACGGGACAGGCCGAGGCGCAGATGACTTCCCCCTTGGGCACCGCCAGCCCGATGCCCCGCCCTTCGCGGAACGCCGGGTCGTTCCGGGGCGGCATGTCCGGCTACCGCGTGCCCGGCGTCGCCACCACGGAAAACGCCGCGCAGGAGCGTGCGCTCATCCAGAGCCGTTCCGCCGACCTCACGGCGAACGACTGGGCGGCCTCCAGCGCCGTCAACGCCATCACGACCAACGCCGTGGGGCAGGGATTGCAGCCGCAATCCGATCTCGACTGGGAACGCCTCGGCATCTCCGAACAGGAAGCCTTGGAGCTGCAAGACGCCATCGAACGCGTCTGGGAAGACTGGGTGCCGACGGCTGACGTGCGCGGCATGATGCACTTCGGCGATCTGCAATACCTCGGCCTCCGGTCCATGCTCCGGCAGGGCGAGCTGCTGCATGTCCCGGTCATGGCCTGTGACCCGTTGCGCCCGCTCTCCCTCGCCATCCAGGCCGTCCACCCGACGCGGCTCATGACGCCCTCTGACAAACGCTTTTCCCCCTCCATCCGGGACGGGATCGAATACGATGCGGCAGGCTCCCCCTCGGCCTACTGGCTCGCCACCCCGCCCCCGGCTTCTCTGGGGAGCTTCGTCTCCCCTTCCAGCCTGACCTCGCGGGACTTCACCCGCATCCCCGCGAGGCTCGGGCACCGGCCCGGCGTGTTCCATCTGTTCCGCCACCTTGATGAGGAGCAGGAACGCGGCGTGCCGGTGCTCTCCCCGGGCATGAACCTGTTCCGGCACCTCTCCGACTCCCTCGACAACGAGCTGCTCTCGCAGGTCATCACCTCGAGCCTCACCATGTTCATCGAGCTGGACGAAGGCAACAACATCCTCCCCGACTACGTCCACGCCCGCAGGAAAAGCGCCTCCGAGCCGCCCCGCTACTACCAGAGCGTCGAGTCCGGCACCATCATGTACGGCAACCCCAACGAAAGGCCGCACATGCTCGAAACCTCAAGCCCGTCCCCGAACTTCGAGCAGTTCTGCCGCTTCGTCCTGCGCAGCATGGCCGCCTCCGTGGACATGCCCTACGAGGTCATCGCCAAGGACTTCTCCCAGACCAACTACTCTTCCGCCCGCGCCGCCATGCTCGAGGCGTGGAAAGTCTTCACGCTCTACCGCCAGTGGCTCGTGTCGCACTACTGCCAGCCGATTTTCCAGATGGTCATCGAGGAAGCGTGGCTGCGCGGCAAGCTGCAATTCCCGGCCAAGGCCCCGGACTTTTACGACGCCCCGCGCCTCTATTCCTCCGCGCTGTGGATCGGCCCGGCCCGCGGCTATGTCGACCCCGTCAAAGAAGTCAACGCCGTGTGCAAGGAAATCGACTACGGCCTCAAGACCCGCCGGGAAGCCCTCGCCGAACGCGGGCGCGATCTGGACAGCGTCGTGAAGCAGCGCAGGCGCGAAAGCTTGCTGTTCGCGGACCCCACCACGGAAAAGGTGCAGTGACATGCCTGAACTTCATCCCCTTTTTGCCGAACTGATGGCTGAGCGCCTCTGGGCCATCATGCCCGACGCTCTGTCGTCCCTCGACGCCATGCTTGCCTCCTCCAACGGCAAGGACACCGCACCCGCGCCCCGGGCCGCCGCCATCGCCTCTCATGGCGGCGGCCCCCTCCTCTACGCCGTGCGGGAAGGCGTGGCGGTCATCGACATTTCCGGCACCATCCACCGTTACGGCGATCCCGAATGGGACGCCGTCGGCCACGACACCATCAAGGCCGCCGTCTCGCTGGCCATGCAGGACAGGTCCGCCTCCGCACTGCTGCTCCGCTTCAACTCGCCGGGCGGCGTGGCCTCCGGCGTCCCTGAGCTGGCGGCGTGGCTGGCCGCGCAAACCGCGAAGCCCGTGTACGCCTACGCCGACGGCCTGTGCGCCTCCGCCGCCTACTACCTCGCGGCGGCCACCGGGCGCGTCTATGCCCCGGCCACGGCCACCGTCGGCAGCATCGGCGTCATCTGTCGGCATATGGACTGGTCCGGCTTCCTCGAAAAATGCGGCGTCCGCGTCACCCACCTTACCGGCGGCGCATGGAAGGCCGCGGGCAACGACGCCGAGCCGCTGACCGATGAGGTCAAAGCCTACCTGCAACAGCCCATCAACGAACTGCACGCGATGTTCCGGGCCGACGTCGCCGCGCACATGCCGGTCGATGCGGCCGCCCCGGAGACATGGGGCGACGGGCAGGTCTTTCTGGCATCCCGCGCCCACGAGCTGGGCCTCGTCACGGGCATCGTGCCCGGCATGGACGCGCTCATCGCGCTCATCAACACCACCAAGGAGAAACCTATGGATCGCGCAGAATTCGCGTCCAGCCATCCCGAACTGCTGGCGCAGATCGAAACGGACGCCAAGAAACAGGGGGCCGCCGAAGCCAACGCTGCAATGGAAACGCAACAGCAGCAGGCTGTGCAGGCCGCCCTCGACAACCGCATGGCCCTGTTCGCGGCGGTTGCCGGAGCCGAAGCCGCCCAGCGCGTGGAAACGCTGGCCGCCGCCGGCATCACCTCCGGGCAGCTTCAGGCGCTCGGGGCGTTGCTCCCGTCCCCCGCACCCGCTTCCGGGCAGGCCGCCGGGACCCCGGCGCAACAGGCCATCCTCGCCCACCTGACCGCCCAGACGCCCGGCCCCCTCAACACCAGCGCCGGGCTCAAGAGCGACGGCATGGCCTCAACCATCGACCGCATCGCATCCCTGTAAGGAGCCGACCATGCAGGAAATCGCATCGTACAAGCGCCGGGTCTTCCTGAAGGACCACCCCGTCGTCACGCAGCGCATCGTGCTTTCGAGCGCCGGAACCGCCCAGACCCTGCTCGCCGGAACCGTCATCGCCGCAAAGACCGTCACGGCCACCTCCACCACGACCGTGGGGGCCTATGCCAAGCCCGGGGACGGCGAAACCGCCGCCCTGATCGGCGTGCTGGCCGAAGACGTCGCCATCCCCGCCGAGGGCGACGCCTACGCGCTCGTCTATGTCCACGCCGCCGTCATCGCCTCCGAGCTTATCTGGGACGACGGCGTTTCCGCCGCCGATCAGCAGGCGGCCCTCATCGAACTTCGCAAGGTCGGCGTCTTCGCCGGAGATGCATAAGGAGAAACCAATGGCCGACATCGACTACTTCGATTCCCGCGTCCTCACCGGCGTCATCAACAAGCGCCCGGTCAAATACGATATTTTCGGCAATATGTTCCGCCGTCAGTCCCCCAAGGCCACCGAGCTGTTCGAGCTGCACGTCGTTTCCCGCGGCGTCTCCATGCTCCCCTCCATCACCAACGCCGCCGGGGGCACCATGCGCAGCGGGCGCGAGGGTGCCGCGTTCGCGGTCAAAGCCCCGCGCTTCCGTCCGAAACGCCTGTTCAAGGCCGCCGACCTGCTCAAGCACGCCGGAGGCCAGACGCCCTACGACCTCAACGTGAACCCCGTGGAACGCGCCATCGCCGAGGACATGGACGATCACCGCGCCGACATTGACACTATGGTCGAGATCATGTGCGCGCAGGCCATCGTCCACGGCAAGATCGACCTCTTCGACGCCGTGGAAGGCAAGGTGGTCAAGACGTTCACCGTCGACTTCCGGCGTCCGCAGGCCCACACCGTCGTGCTCGAAGGCGCGGCCCAATGGACCGGCGAGAACTCCGACCTGCAGGACTCCCTCCAGACCTACGACGAAATGATTCAGGAGGAGGCCAACCTCGGCGCGACCGACCTCTACCTTGGCCGCAAGGCATGGGCCGCCTTCAGGAAGCACCCCGACGTCCGCGACGACCTTGACCGCAACAACATCAACATCGGCCAGCTCTCCCCGAGCATCCAGAGCAAGTTCAAGGGTATCTGGAACGGCCTGCGCATCTGGCTGGTGACCGGCACCTACAAGGACATCGAAGGCAAGGTCCAATACTACCTCGCGCCCGAATATGCCCTGTTGGCCGCATCCGACGCCGAGAATGTCATGGAGTTCGGCCTGCCAATGGACGTGGACTGCACCGGCCCCGTGGAAATCTTCTCCAAGCAGTTCAAGCAGGACGACCCCTCCGGCATCTTCACCATCGCCGAGTCCCGCCCCCTGCCGTGGCCCAAGCAGCCCGGCGCGACCGTGCTCATCAAGGCGGTGGCGTGATGGGCGAGACGGCCAAGGACGTGCGCCTGCACGTCACCCTTGATAACGGCGAGCATCTCTTCCTTCCCGGAGAAGCGGTCACGCTGGACGCGGACAAGGCCGACGCGCTCATCCGCGAGGGCTACGCCACGCCGCTGCATGTCACGGCCCCCGTGCCCGCGCAGGCCCAAAAGAGAGGGCAGAGAAAAGGGATAGTTCCCGACGAAAACGCGGCCCCCTGCGGGGACGCCGACACTCCAGAGGCCGCTCCCGGAAGCGCCGGGGAGGGCTCTCAATGAGCGCCGACTTCAACATCGCCTACAACCCTGTCCGCACGTTCGAGGGCGACTGGTGCAACGTCCCCGGCGACAAGGGCGGGGAGACGTATGCGGGCATCGCCCGGGCGTTCTTCCCGGACTGGCCGGGCTGGCATTTCATCGACGCGGCCAAGGCGCACCCCTCTTTCCAGCAGGGCAGCCTCGCCTTCTCGCGCCACCTGACCACCCTTCCCAATCTGGAGGACCTCGTCACGGCGTTCTACCGGGTCCAGTGGTGGGACAAGATGGGCCTTGCCCGCTGGCCCCAGCTGGTGGCCAACGAACTGTTCGAACAGGCCGTCAATCTGGGCCGGGGCGGCTCCGGCAAGCTCCTCCAGCGCGTGTGCAACGCCATGAACTATGTCCGGCGCAACGGCAAGGAACAGCGGCTCTTTGACGACCTCGACGAAGACGGGGCCGTGGGGCCGAAGACCGTCAAGGCCCTCGCGCTGGCGCTTGAATACCGCGCCGAAAGGGACGTGGTCCACGCGCTGAACGCCGCGCAGGGCAAGAAATACCTCGACATCGCCGCGAGCAGCTTCTCGCAGCGCAAATTCCTCGCGGGCTGGATGACCCGCGCCGTGTAGGAGGCCATCATGGATTTTTCGGCATTGCTGGATACCCAATCCGGCGTCTTCGCGCAGGGGCTGGCCGCCCTGTCCGGCGTATGCGCGTTTATCTGCGTGTTCCTGCCCGCGCCCACGGAACAGTCCCGCGCGCTCTACCGCCTCGTGTACGGCCTGCTCAACTGGATCGGTTGCAACAAGGGCAAGGCCAAGAACGCCGACGACACGGCCAATGGCGGCAAGTGATGTCTGGGCCGCGCTTGTCCGCATCCTTCAACTGCTCCTTGAAGGTTTTCGGGACTACCGCCGCCAGGCTCGCACTCGCGCTGTGCGCTCTGGCCCTGCTGACCAGTGGCTGCAACGCCGTGGCGGGACGGACAAGCGCCCTGCCCCCGGCTCCGGCGACGCCGGGAGCCCTCGTGACTGACGGATGGGCATACAGGGAGGCCGGACAATGGAAGACCGTACCCGGGGAATGGGTTCACCTCCCGGCTCAGGAGGCCGGGGAGCTGCAACTGTGGATCGAACAGGCAGAGAGTATCTGATCATGAAGTATATCCAGTCGGTCGTCATACCGCTGCTTGTCGCCATCCTTGTCGGCATCGGCTCCTCCGCCGTCACCAGCGCGATCTACATCGGACGGATGGATGAGCGCCTGTCGAGCCTCGAAAACACGCAGGCCCGGCACGAGGGCATGTTCACGACCCTGCGCGACCGCACGGACGACCACGAGCGCCGTCTGGCCAAAACCGAAGCGACGATGGACGCCGTGTCGCTGGACCTGCGTGAAATCAAGGCGGACGTAAAGTCGCTTGTCAGGGGGACTCCATGAGCCGGAATTTCTTTGAAGAAGCCCTCGCCTTCGACGTGCGGCATGCCTTCCTGAACCCTGACGAGTTCGGTGTCCCCATGAACGTGGACGGCCTCGACACCGTCGGCATCTGGGATGACGCCGTGGCCCCCGCGGAAGGCCGCTATGAAAGCAACGTGGAAACGTGGGGCGTGCACCAACTGCGCCGCGCGCTGCATGTGCCGTCCACCGGGGAAGGGGCTGTCCCACTCCCCCGGCCCCGGCAAGACATGCGGATCGACGGCACACTCTGGACCGTCGACGATGCCGTGGATCAACACGGGCTCATCAGGCTCAACCTGTACCGCAACGGGAGCTGACATGCTTGATATCCGCATCGATGAAACCGACTTTGACCGGGCCATGCAACAGCTCAAGGGCATCCCTTGGGCCATCCAGAAAGCCTTTGTCCCGGCTGTTTCCGAGGTGATGGACCATATCCGATCCGGTCTTGTCCAGTACCTCGTTTCAGAGGTTCCGCTTCCTGACAAGGCTCTCCGAAAGGCCGTGCAGCTCGGGCAGGTAAGAAAGTCCGGTGAAACGGTTTCCGGCTCCATCTTGATCCAAAGCAAAGCCCAACCACTCATCCATTACGAAGTGGAGCCGGAAGAGATCACAGCCCGTCCCGGCAAGCGCCCTCATCAGTGGCCGGATTTCACGTTCTCGCTCAGGACGGGAGAACGTCGTGAGGGCAAAAGCCGCGTTGCTGGCGGCGGTTTTCCTTTTATCGCCGTGATGCCGGGCGGTCACATGGGCGTGTACTTCCGGCCCGGTTACCGCTCGCGGGAAAATGAAAACAACTATGCCGTCAAACAGGCTTACGGGCCTTCCATCCAGTACCACGTCGTGACGCCCCGCGTCCTCGGCATGTTTGAGGAGGAAGTGGAGTCCAGAATGCCTGTGACCCTGACCCGCCATGTACAACAAACCCTTGCTGCGGAGGCTAGATGAACACGCGCATCCTGCCCGCCCTGAAGGCCTGTCTGACGGACGGTCTGGCCGACCTGCACCTGCTCGGCCAGACCGCCGAGGGCGACGCCGTACAGCCCGTACAAGTCTTTATCGGAGACCTGCCTCCGCCCGAAAATGGCTGGAAACCCTTTCCCTGCATCATCCTCGTACCCGTGAACGGTTATCATGAAGAGGGAGGAGAAACCGCCGTCATCGCGCTCATCTGCTGCGTCTACAACCCGGAACCGGGCGACGCCGAGGGCGCGGAACAGGACTTGGCAATCCTTATGTCCGGCATCACCCGCGTACTCGGAGCCTGCCGGGAAACGCCGCTGGAACGGCGCTTCCAGCTCGTGCCCGATCACCGGGGGCGGCTGCTGGCATGGGAAAAGGCCGAAACAAACCCAAAACCCTTCCTTCAGGCGGCCATGCTGTCGCACTGGGCCATGAAGGGCTGGGAATAAAAGGAGAACCTATGGATACGGACAAAAAGGCTAAAGCCGCCTCCCCGCCCCCCGGGACGGTCATCTACCTCGGGCCGACCTTCCGCCAGCCCGTCCTGCTCATGTACGGCAGCGTGTTCCGGGGCGGCCTCCCCAAACATTTCGGGGAACTCTTCACTGATCCCGACCTCAAGGCCTGTTTCCTCCCGCTGGACAAGGCGGGTGAGGCCCTGCGCGGCATGCGGGAAAAGAAAGGCTTCTTCACGACCCACGAACGCGTGAAGCGCAACCACATCAAGGGGTAACCATGTACAATCACGGCGTCTACTGGGAAGAGACCGCCACCGGCATCGTCGCGCCGGTGCGCGTGGACGTCTCCCTCCCGGTCATCATCGGCACGGCCCCGGTCCACAACCTGCCCGAAGGCACGGAACGGCCCGTCAACAAACCGCTGCTCATCTTCTCAATGGCGGAATTCACGGCCCAGCTCGGCGCGCCCGGCGAGGACGAAACCGGCTTCACGCTGCACGAGGCCGCCAGCGTCTACCTGTCGCGCTACGGGGTGGCCCCCATCGTCTGCATCAACGTCTTTGACCCGGCGAAGCACACCGCGCCCGCACAGGGCGAAACCCCGGCCAAGCCCGACGTCACCAAGGTCACGAAGGCCGACGTCATCGGCGGCATCGACGCTTCCACCGGAAGCCGCACCGGGCTGGAACTGGTGGAGGAAGTCTTCCCCCGCTTCGGGCTGGTCCCCGGCCAGCTTCTGGCCCCCGGTTTCTCCGACGACCCGGCGGTGGCCGTGGTCATCGGCGCGAAGGCCGCGAACATCAACGGCCACTTCAAGGCGACCGGCCTTGTCGATGTCCCGTCCAGCGTGGCCAAATATACCGACGTCCCGGCATGGGTGAAGGACAACAACCTCACCGACCCGGCCCTGCAGATCTTCTTCGGCTCGCCGGTCTTCGGCAACGCCGTCGAGCACGGCTCCGTGCATCTGGCCGCCACGGTCGCCAGCCGCGACGCCGACAACGAGGGCGTGCCC